CCTGCCAAATGCCAATCGATGGGGAACGGTTCCGATGCCGTTCCCCGTTCCTATTTCATAGCTTAATCACCACGATGCAAAATGCACCGTGGTATTTTTATGCCTGCCTGCCCTGCATGAGGGGCAAGCGGGCAATTTTTATACCCTTTTGCCCGGCTGCGGCAGGGCTGAAACAGCCGCACAGACGGTGACGGCAACCACCTAAAAACGCCTATCTGACATCCTACACAGGAGGTAACACCCATGAAAACCGAAGATCTCAAAGCCCTTGGCCTGAATGATGAGCAGGTGCAGCGCGTGTTCGCCATGAACGGCGCGGACGTGAACCGCGAAAAGCAGGCCGCCGAGACGGCCAAAGCCGAGCGTGATGCCATCCGCACCCAGCTGGACGAAGCCAACACCAAGCTGAAAGGCTATGACCCCGACTGGCAGCAGAAAGCCGCCGATGCCCAGAAAGCAGCGGACGCCAAAGTGGCCGAGCTGCAGGCAGGCTATGCCGCTCAGAATGCAGCCGCCGGGCTGCACTTTACCAGCGCCAGCGCAAAAAAAGCATTTATGGCCGACCTGTCCGCCAAGAACCTGCCCCTGCAGGGGGACAGCCTGCTGGGCTTTGACGACTTTGTAAAGACCTACCGCGAAAATGACCCCGGCGCATTTGCCGCCGATACCAAGCCCGCGCGCATTGTGGCAAGCGCTACCGGCACCCCGGCAGCCGCCACCGGCCGCGAAGAAGCAAATGCGGCGATCCGTGCCGCGTTTGGCAAATGAAAGGAGTATAACCCATGCCCAATGTTATTGATCGTTCCCGCGCTGAAGCCCTGATTCGTGAGCAGGTCGTCAGCACCATTTTTCAGGATGCCCCCAAGCAGAGCGTTGTGATGCAGCTGGGCCGCAAGCTGCCCAACATGACCAGCAAGCAGACCCGCATTCCGGTGCTTTCCATGCTGCCGCTGGCCTACTGGGTCAACGGTGATACCGGCTATAAGCAGACTTCCCGCCAGGCGTGGGAAAACGTCTACCTGACCGCCGGTGAGCTGGCAGTCATTGTCCCCATCCCCGAAGCCGTTCTGGCTGATGCTGAGTTTGACATTTTGGGCGAGGTAACCCCGCGTGTCAACGAAGCCATCGGCCTGCGGGTGGACCAGGCCATTCTGTTCGGCATCAACCGCCCGGCAGAGTGGCAGAACGACATTATCACCGTTGCCCGCCAGGCCGGCAACAACGTTTCCGGCGGCATCAGCTATGATTCCCTGCTGGGCGAAAACGGACTGTTTGCCAAGGTGGAGGATGCAGGCTACACCGTGGACGGCGTTGTGGCTGCCATGGGTGCCAAAGCGTCCCTGCGCGGCATCAAGGACACCAACGGCCACCCCCTGTACAAGAGCGATATGCAGGGCACCACCCCCTATGCCCTGGACGGCGCGCCGATCTACTTCCCGGAGAACGGCAGCTTTGATACCAGCGTTGCCCGCATGGTGGCCGGCAACTTTAAGCAGCTGGTGTACGCCATCCGCCAGGATGTGGACGTCAAGATCCTGGACCAGGCCGTGATCCAGGACCCCAGCACCAAGGCCATCATCTTCAACCTGGCCCAGCAGGACATGATTGCCCTGCGCGTTACCTTCCGCATGGGCTGGGCCATGCCGAACCCCGCCACCCGCATGAACGAGAACCGCGTCAACGTGCCCTTTGCTTACATTGACGCCGCGACCGCCTACACCGACCAGACTGTGACCTTTACCGTCAAGGATAATGCCGAAAGCTCCCCCAATGCCATTGCCGGTGCAGCTGTCAATGTGAACGGCTCCATCCGCCTGACCGGCACTGACGGCACCGCAGTGTTCCACCTGCGCGCCGGTGAATATCCCTACAGCGTCAAGGCAGACGGTTACCGCCCGCAGACCGGCACCGTAACGGTTGCCGCAGCCGCCGTACCGGTTGCCGTCACCCTGCCTGCATCCAAGTAAGGGGGCTGCCATGTATGCTGATTTTACCGACTATCAGGGCACCTACTGCGGCACCCTGATCACCACCCAGGGGCAGTGGATGCCCGCCGTGCGGGAAGCCTGCGCTTATCTGGACAGCATCACATTTGGCCGCCTGAAGTGCGGCGCGCCGGTGGATGCTACCGTAAAGCTGGCGGCTTGCGCGCTGGCGGATGTTGCCGCCCGCTACCAGGCCGCCAAGGCCGATGAGCGCAGCCGCCCCGGCCTGGCAGCCTTTAACACAGACGGCTACAGCGAAACGCTGAATACTGCCGCCCTGACCGCACAGTACACGGCAGACATGCAGGCGGCCGCGGATATTTACCTGCCGCGCAGCCATCCGCTGCGCTATGCGGGCCGGGATGGGAGGTGCGGCCCTTGTACGGCTGTGACCAGACCGTGACCCTGACCCACCTGCACTATGACGGCGATGCCGACCGGGACGTGAAAGAAGAAACCACCCTGACCGGCGTGAGCTGGTACGGGCAGGCAAAGACCGCCGTGGATTCCACCGGCCTGCACGCGGCGCGGGTGTACAAATGCCGCATCCCGGAAAGCGCCGCCCCCGCCGGGCTGGACATTGCCCCCGGCGACAAGATCACCTGCGGCACCGTGACCGCCACCGTGCTGGACGTGCATGACAACCGCGGCCACCCCGCGCCGCACTGGTATGTGGAGGCAAGCTGATGGGACTGAAATATGATGCCCGCCTTGACCTTTCCGCCCTTTCTGATGCCCTGGAAAAACGGGGGCTGACGCCGGGCGGGAGGGTGCAGAAGGCGGTGGACGAAGCGGTGATCCGCTATTGTGACCCCAAGGTGCCGTTCCGCACCGGTATGCTCAAGCACAGCGCCATCACGGCAAGCGCCATCGGGGACGGCATGATCGTGTACGCCACGCCCTATGCGCGCTACCTGTACTACGGCGAGGTGTACGGCCCCAACATTCCCATCTTTGAGGGCGGAGAACTGGCAGGCTTTTTCAGCCCGCCCCACAAGTACCCCACCGGCCGCCCGCTGACCTACAACGGCGCACCGGACCGGGGCGCTTATTGGTTTGAGCGGGCCATGGCCGAGCACAAGGATGACGTCATCCGCGAAGCCGCCGCCCTGGCAGGAGGAAGACCCGGAAAATGAACGTACTGGATGCCACCCGCGCCTGGATGCGTGCACAGTGCCCCCTGATCAACAGGCAGGACCTGTTCAACGCCAACTACCTGGGCGCAGAGCCGACCGAATACACCCTGCACACGGCCAGCGAGAGCCACCGCACCGACGTGCTGGGGTATGACCTGGCCGAATACAATCTGACCTTTGTGGCACAGCTGCCATTTGGACGGGAGCTGAAGCCCAACCTGGACGCTGCTGATTTTTTCGCCGCGCTCTCCGCCTGGATCCGCGGGCAGGAGCGCACCCACAACTACCCCGCTGTCAGCGGGTACCGCGTGAACAAAATCACGGCATCCAACGCCGGTGTGCCCACCGGGGCGGATGCCAACGCGGCCCGCTATCAATTACAAATCAAACTCTATCTTGAGGAGGAATAACCATGGCAGAAGCTGCTATCAACCTGACCGCCGGCCAAAAAGCTGACCGCAAACTGGACATGATCTTTGTGAACGTCGGCGGTTCCGGTACTGAGACCTGGGAACTGCTGGGCCGCGGCGTTGAGGACGCAAGCGTGGAATACAACCACGACACCGACACTGTGACCGACATCCTGGGCATTACGGACGTGAACGTGAGCGCCGCAAAGCCGGAGCTTGACCTGGACCCCTGCACCATCCGCGGCGGCCAGAAGTTGAGCGCCAAGCTGCTGGACATTGAGCGCCGCAACGCCGTAAGCGAGCTGAGCATGTTCGATGTGCTGCACGTCCACTGCTTCCTGGGGGCTGCTTCCGGCTCCTTCACGGCGGAAAAGCACACCGGCTGCACCATCGTGCCCCAGAGCCTGGGCGGCTCCGATTACGTCGGCATGCCGATGAACGTACACCTGTCCAACAACAAAACGCTGGGCACCTGCACCATTGCGGCCGGCGTGCCCACCTTCACGGAGGAATAAACAATGGAGCTGAACATTGACCGCGGCTTAAAAAGCTATGACGTCAAGGATGCGGACGGCACCCTGATCGGCACCATCCGCTTCAACCCCTCTGACATCGGCCTGGCCGGCCGCATGGAGGAAGCCCGCGCCAAGATTGCCGAAATTACGGCCGCGCCCGTGACCGGCCCCGAGGATCTGGTGGAGTGGGACAGGCAGGTGCGCCACTGGTTTGATTACATCTTCGGCACGCCGGTATCGGATGTATTCTTTGCCGGGGTATCCAGCCTGGCTTTCTGCGAGGACGGCAGCCTGGTGGCCGAAGCCGTGTTGGATGCCGTCACCCCGATGCTGACCCAGGCGGTGGAAGCCGCCGCCAAGGCCAGCGCGGCCCGCATTGCCAGGCACGCGGACGCCTACCAGGGCAGCACCGCCGGGCTGGCCCCGGAGCAGCAGTGAGCAGCTGGAAGCTGCCCACCAGCGTGACGGTATGCGGGCAGGAGTTTGCCATCCGCAGCGACTACCGCGCCGTGCTGGATGCCATCTCCGCCCTGCGTGACCCGGAGCTGAGTCCGCAGGAACAGACCCTTGCCTGCCTGGAGATCCTGTACCCGGATTGGAAGCGCCTGCCGGACCTGAGTGCAGCAGCCCAGGCGGCCATGGTGTTTATCAACTGCGGCAAGCCGGTGGAAGCCGCCGTGCCAAAGCCCGCCCTTGTGGACTGGGACACCGACGCCGCCATCATGGCCCCGGCAGTGGACAAAGTTCTGGGCTACAGCTGCCGCCGCTGCGCCTACCTGCACTGGTGGGAGTTCATCGGGGCATTTGGCTGCATCGGGGACGGCCAGTTTGCGCAGGTCGTCTCCATCCGCAACAAGCGCCTGCACGGCAAAAAGCTGGACAAAGCCGAGCAGGAATTTGTGCGCAACAATCCCGATCTGGTCACCCTGCCCAAACACAAGCTGACCAGCGCGGAAGAAGAATTTTTCAAAAGTCTGGGGGTGTAATGTTTGGCTGATGGGTCGATCATTCTGGATACCAGAATCAACAATAAAGGCGCCTATGCCGAGCTGAAAGAGCTGCAGGCCAAGGCCAAGAGCACCGCCCAGCAGGTTGCTGCGCTGGACAGACAGATCAATACCGCAAACAGCAAGCATCTGGCGCTTGGGAAGGAGCTTTCCGATGCCCAGCGCAAGGCGGAATCCACGGCAGCAGAGCTGGAAAGCGTGAATGAACAGCTGCGCAGCTTTGTAAAACGCCGCGCCGAGATCGAGAAGCAGCGGAATCCATTGCTCACCCCGGAGACAGCAAACCTGAAAGCACAGGAGTTTGTGGGCCAGCATTTTGCCAGCGACGCGGCCAAAGCGTCGGAGCTTCAGGGTGCGCTGGACAAGCTGCAGCAGTCCATTCCCGGCCTGACGGCAAAGTATACCGAACAGGAAAGCGCGCTTGCCGGTCTGCAGGACCAGCACGCGGCGCTGGCCACACAGCTGGCGACCGAAGAGCAGGCGGTAACCCGCCAAAGCAGCCTGGCACAGTACCTGAACGGCGAAGATTCCATGCAGGCGTACTTCAATAAGCAGGCGGCGGACATTGAAAAGTCCTTTGCCAAAATTGAAGAGCGCCAGAACAAAGCCTATGGTTCCTTGGATGAAACCGCCACGCAGTACGCGGAGCTCATTGTGGCGGAGACGCAAAAGTCCGTTGCCGCACAGGATAAGGCCGCCCAGGCCGCCGAGCAGCGTGCCGTGCGGGAGCAGGCGGCCATGGCTATGGCTGCGTCGGGTAAATCCACAGCCACCGCAGGCAAATCCACAACGATGGCGGGGAAAGCCCAGATTGCCGCGACTGCCGTTGCGCGGACCTCCAAGGCTGTGGGGCAGCTTGGCCGTAGACTTGCAGGTATTGTGTCGGGGGCACTGGTATTTAACCTGATCTCCTCCGCCCTGCGCTCCGTGGTAAACGTGATGGGAACCACGATTGCCAAAACAAACGGGGTAAGCACCGCGCTTGGCAAGTTAAAGGGTGTCGCAGCCACTGCTGCCGCAGGGCTGGCTTCCGCGCTTTCCCCTGCGATTATCGGGTTGCTGAACCTTCTCACCTCTCTGATCAACGGCTTTCTTCGTCTGCTTTCTCTCCTGACCGGGAAAAGCATCTCCAGCATGAAGCAGACCGCCAAGGGGATCAATGCCGTTGGCAGCGCCGCCGGATCCACCTCCAAGCAGGCCGACAAGGCCAAGCGCAGCCTGGCCGGGTTTGATGAGATCGAACGGCTGGATGCCAAGACAGGGAGCAGCGGCGGAGCAAACTATAATTTTGATCATATTGCCAGCCCTCTGGGTGGGATCACGGACAAGCTGAAGAACTTTTGGAGCACCTTCCAGACGCTGCTGGCCCCCAGCGTTGCCGCATGGAGTGCCGCTTGGGAACAGATACGGAACGCGGCCAGCGCCGTCTGGCCGGAGGTTCAACAGGCAGCGCTTGCTTTTTGGAACGAGGGGCTTTCCCCACTGCTCACCTATCTGAGCGGCACGTTTGCCCCTGGTGTGATCAATGCGTTTTCGGAAGCGTTTGCCCCCATTGTGGGCGGTGTTGCTTCCACTGCCATTTATGTCCTGGCTGACCTGTTCACCTGGGCATGCGGAATTGGCACGGACGCCATCAATGGTGTGCTGATCCCTGCGCTTGACCTGCTTTTGCAGATCTGGCAAGACCTGATGAGCGGCATCAAAACCGCCTGGGATACTTACGGGCAGCCCCTTATGGACGGTGTGATCCTTGCGTTCCAGAATCTGGAGGATCTGGCCACCCTCCTGTGGGAAACCATTGTCAAGCCAATCCTGCAGAACCTGATCAGCGTTCTGCAGCAGTTGTGGTCCTCCCACCTCAAACCCCTGTGGGATGACATTCTTTTGCTGGTGGCAAGCGTTGCCAACTGCCTGCTGGACCTGTGGAACAACCTGCTGGCCCCGGTGGCCAAGTGGATCATCGCCACGTTCGGCCCCGCGTTTGCTGAGGTATTCAACACC